TTATATAGATACGTTGCGATTTTTCCGTTGTTGAAATTGAATTTGCTGTTGAGAAAGTTTTTCTTTTTCCTTTTTATCCATCTCATCTTCAATTTCCATACCTAATAATTCTTCAATTAAGTCTTCATGTGACACTATCGCTTCGGTACCACCAAATTCGTCCAACACAATTGCTAAATGTTTTCTAGAAATAGTCATCTTACGTAATACCCATTCAGCTTTATTGTGTTCATTCACAAATAATGGCTTAGCTGAATAGTTTGTAATTTGATCTTCTTTTTTATTACTCCAAGCCAACAGATATTTAGAATGAAACACCCCAATAATGTTATCAATATCTCCCTCGTACACTGGATATCTAGTGTATGGCTTATTCATAACCGTTTCATAAACTTCTTCGTATGTCGCATTTGAAGCAAATGCCGTCACATTAATTCTAGGTGTTGTATCTACATCTTTTACTTTTAAATTTTCAAAATTAATGACACCTTCCAACCTACTCGTCTCAATTTCATTTAAAGCACCTTCATGTCCAGCAATTGCTAACATTGTTTTAAATTCTTCTTTTGAAAATTGATGTTCTTGAGGTTGACCCTTAGATAAACTTCGATTAATACTGTCCGTCAACTTATTTAAAAGTAATGTGATAGGGCGAAACACAATGACACAAATATTAATAATTGGATATACAAGCCTTGTTATTTTATCTGGAAATGTTGCAGCGACAGACTTGGGAATCACTTCGGAAATCAAAATGATAACAACTGTTAAAACAGCTGATGCAATACCAACGCTAATCCCCCAACGTAAAGCCATAATTGTAACAAGTGTTGGTAATAAAATATTCGCGACATTATTCCCAATTAGAATCGTTGTAATAAACTCACTTGGTTTTTCAAGTAACTTTACAATGCCTTTTGCTTTTTTATCACCTTTGTCAGCTTCAGTTTTAAATTTTGTTTTATTGGCAGCCGTTAATGCCGTCTCGCTTCCTGAAAAGAAAAACGAAATAAATATCAATATAATTATGGCAATGATCACGCGTGTAGTCTCCTTATTGTCATATCTTATTTTTATTGTAGTTACTTAATTCCCGACGTTCTCGTTTAATAAACCAGTTAAAATTCATTATATATAATAGACTTAATAATGATAATTAATATGCATTTTTAATCATAGTTACTTTAATGCATTCATTAGTAAAATGATGCTATAGTTCGAGCTGTTTGTTATTAATAAATTTACATAATGAAAAATTTCAACAAATTCAGTTTATGACATAGTTATAATCATTTGAAACCATTATAATGATAACAACCAGTTTCTCATAAATTTATTCTAATTATCTTTTAAATATCTTTAGACAAGTACTTGTTTATATTCAAATATAGAAAGAAGGATTAACATGTATTTTGTTTTAGCAATATTTACAATCATTAGTGCCAGTGTAAGTTTAGGTTATTCAATTCAAGCATGTGCATCTAGTCATAATATAAATGCATATTATGCACTTAGTCGAAGCTTACCTTTATTTTTATTAGCTATTTTTTCTTTAGTCATTCATAGTGCTATATTTTTGATAACTATATCCATTGCAATGATTTTAGTTCAATTTTTAGATGCGATTGTTGGTTATAAAAGTGAAGATGTCTTTAAAACTTATGGTCCATTAGCAACATCTGTAGTGAACTTAATATTATTAATAGTTTTCTTATTTTAACTCACTTATACAACGAATCTTAATCGAACTAATATCGAATTATCTTTAAAGAATATTTGATGTAGTTTTCAATTAATTTAATAAAGACCAGCACTCTAATGCCACAATCATATTGTATTTGTGTTGTCGCTTTATCCACCATCAATGATTATTTTTTACACCAATCAAAAAATCGGACTGATATAAATAAGTACAAAGCTTATCTATCAATCCGATTTAGTTATAAAACAAAAAAAGCCACAGTAATGTGGCTTTTTGTTATATTCAGTATCAAAATGGTATCAATACCCATTTCCGGAAGTCAAGAATGGCTTAACAACGCGGTTTAAAGCTATCCAATACTACCTTCCATTTCGATTGAAAAAACTAATTTTTAAGGACTTATTTTTATAGAAACGTTGATTTAATGCGATTTAAAATGAAGTTATTTCTCTCGAAATTTTGAGGTTATTATTTTTTGGTATCAAAAATGGTATCATTTGTAGTTATTTTAGCTTCATATATTAAAATAACCACACTCCTAAATTAATAGGTGGTGTGGTTTTGTTGGTTGTAGGGGGAGTAAAATAAACACACCATTTAAGATGCGATCTATACTGATTCACCGATAGGCGAATTTATTAATTTTTCCATTCTATGCTAATAACATGTGTTCTTCTCATTCTTCGATATGAACTGTTTTTACCCAGAACGTACATAGTCGCCGGACTATAAAAATCATTATTGTTAGACTTCCTTAACCCGAGTATCATAACTTGGCTGTTCTTGTCATCTATAAAAGCTACATCAATCTTTTGTGGATTAATTGAATTTTTTGGAACTATAACGCATAGCCTGATTTCTTTATCAATAAAGCATTTATGCAAAAAATTATAATTGATAAGCCTATCTTTAATGTTACTATATTCATAATGTTTTTTTATAGATTCGTGTGTAATTTTCCCTTCAGCTATTCTTCCAATGATCTTTTTAGCGCTCACTTTTTTATGTGTGTAATGCAAACCTAATAAGTGGGGTAAATTATTTTTATGAAAATTTATTTTAAAGATGGGAAGCAATTTATATTTCGTTTTAATTTCCACATAACCTTTGCAAAAGCAATTAATAAAATCATTCAAGATGTCTTGTAAATCAACATCGTTTTCACTATTTATTTTTAAATACGTTGTGTTCCCCACCTAGTACACCCCTTAAAAAATATCCCTACAAACATTAATGTAAGTAGGGATTATGTATATGAGTGATGGCAAGGAAGAAGTCTCCTGCGGGACCAACAGTCAGATATATGGCCTCTGCCGGGCTATACAATTCACTCCTGATTGTATATAACTAAATTAATAGTTACTTGACGAACTAACTACGAAAGAATGCAAGTTAGGAAGAAAGAACGGAATAGAGAGTTGACTTTCTTCATAGTTAACTATAATATCTTTTAACTTTATACGCAATAGATATGAGTAAATTTTTCATACTTTTTATTAGATAGAGTTAGTTTTGGTTAACTTGCGTTATATATAAACAACCACCCAGTAACTAGTATGGGTGGTTAAGGTTTGCCTGCAGCACATAATAAAACCGATAATATGTTTTATTATGTCGCAAATATTTCAGCGACTTGTTATGTACCACCACACAAACCTACTCCCATTCAGGAACACAGAGCTTTGTCGCTCGTCAGCAACGTCATATGAATTCTCAGTTCATGTTGTGGTGACACTTTAAACAGTCTGTGCCAGTAGCGACCGAGTCATTTCAAGAATGACCATTTCACATTTATATTATAACACTTGTCGTGCGTAACTGTATAGTTTTTCAGTTGTATTTAAAGTTAAGTTATCTACTTCGCGCTTTCCTTGCCTTAATTGTGAAATTACATATTGCGCTACGCCAGTTTGTTTGTGAATTTGGTAACCGGTTATATCACTTTTGATCAATTCAATTATTTTTAATTTATAATCACTCATATTATCTACGTCCATTCTTTTTATCTAAACAATAAAAATGTGTTTTTCTCCCGATAAATAATAACAATGGTAGGCTTAATAAAAACAATATTAAATACATTTGTTCTGTCATAATTGAAAACCTCCAAATAATATTATATTATATAAGTGTAAGGAGGAGCCATCAGGCTCCAAGCATAATGTTAATCTTTGTTGTTTGGCTTTCGGTCTAGGTAGCCGAGATGCCATTCTCTAAGTTGTTTTAACACTTCTGGAATTATCAGTACTGCCAATACTTGATGTTCTAGAAGTGTTTTTATTATGTCTAGCATGAGGCTTTTCACCTCCTTACACATAATTTGTAAGTCATCAACTAACCTACAAATATAATTATACTAAACAAATGTTTATTAGTCAAGTGTTTTTTAAAATTTGCATAAAAAAATAGGCAAGTACCGAAGTACCTGCCAAATGATGTGGTGGATGTTAATTATAACATATTAAGCCCACTCAATCGTTCCCCAATATTTTTCATTTTTAATCTTCTGTTCTTTATCTGTGATTCTACACACTGCACAATAGAAATCGTTAGTACTAGAGCCCTCACGTTGATATTTGAATCTAATCCACCAGTAGCCATCTTTTTTAATGACTTGGTCGAATTTTACCCAATCATCTTTTGTGTATAGCCATGAATCTTCTTCAACGACTGTGCCGGTTAATCCTGCTGTTTTTCTGACTCTTATAGCTTTTTCTGGATTAGGATAAAATACGCCTTTCCAATTCCATGTTATTTTGTCAGCGCTTGGCTTACTGCTTGGCGCATCAATTTGTCTGCCGTTAATAGCTTCAGCAATCCGCTTCGTGAAGCTGTCTAGATTATTTTTAATGTAGTTTAAATCTTTCGTTGATGTGATAAAGCCTAATTCGATTAAACGATAATTAAGATTAAGGTCAGCGGACACGTTAGCGTTCAATAAATCCCCTCTAGGTGTCACACTTCTTATTTTACCTACTGTTTTATCTAATGCGCTACTTAATGCCTTGTCAATGTCATCAGCTGGGAAACGGTCGCTAATGATTACATGCCCGCCACTTGCTTGCGGACTAGCAGAATCTAAATGAAACTCTATGATTGCATCCGGTTTAACTTCGTTTTTAATCCAGTACATGCCATAGTCTTTATAGTTTCCAACACGTTGACCGTACAAAGTATCTTGATATAAGTCTTGATTCATCGAGTTGCCACCGTATAACAATACTGTGTTGCCTACTGACTCAAGATACTTTTTCACTCTAGGTATAATATTTTTACGGTTAAAATCTCTTTCGTTTTCTCCATTCGCAACGGCACCTGGGTCGTTAGAGTATGCACCAATACCATGACCAGCCACAAGCATGATTTTTTTACCTTTTGATAACTTATCTTGTTTAACTGGCGTCACTGCGCTTCTTAGCTTATTAGCGGTCGTTTCTTTTGCGTAGAATGGACGGATAAACCACATAGGGAAGTCGTAGCCGTGTGTACGTCTTGTAGTAACTTCTGGTGGACTCCAGTAAGCACCGCCTAGCCAGTTCTGCTCTAAAATAGTTATAGAATCTAACGTAGCGCTTATTACAATACCTACATGACCATAACCACCGCCATAATTACGGTTAAAAATAACGACGTCGCCCGGCAATGCTTGAAACGACACAGTATTTTCGTAAACGGTTGCTTCGTTAGTGAAATCATTCCATGTAGGAATGTCCGCAGCGCCCACACCTTTCAACCTATGATTAAATAAGTAAAGCCAATATTGGTTGGCAGTATCGAAGCATTGACATCCAAATGCATTGTCTGGATTCCACGCCTTACCCTCTAGGCTTTTAAGGTAGCTAATAGCTTGACTGTATGTTCTAACCGACGGCATTGTTATCATCTCCGTTCACTTTAGGTGCGCCACCAGTTGACTGAATGCCAGCTTTTACTTCATAAATTTTTTGTTGCCCTTTCTTAGATGCGTGAGTAAAGTTGTTATTCTTCCACCACGTCCAAATTGAAACAATCCCAGTAACGACTGTGCTTATAAACACTTCGTCAACTGGGATTGGAGAAATATGTTTGATTGCTAAAAACTGATTGATCCATGCGACTATTAATAAAATTGTTCTTACGATTGTACCGATATCCATTTGTTTGCTCCTTTTATCCAAAATAAAAAACGACTAAAAAATTAGTCGTTTAAAATTATTCAATGGTCAATGTCGGAGATCCTGAATAAACATCACTTATAGTGACGTACAACATCCCTGAAGGATTACTAAAGTTGATATTTTTACTTGCAACTCCGCTATTGACTCCTGATATTCCTAATTCACTTGACCCTAAATTAGTTTGCGAAATCCTCATTATACCGCTACGTACATTTTCTATTGTCACCTGATAACTTTTATTAGGTTCAACTCCGTTTATTGTCCATTTTGCTGTTGATTCTTCTATGCTATCCGGATATTTATTTTTAGGTAAGGGTTTTATTACAAAAGATGAAGGCTTTTTCCATACTTGGATATTTTCAGCATATACTTTTGTATATTCTTCGCCTTCGTAAATAAGCTTCTTTACATTTTTAAAATTACCTTCCATAAAATCACCCCTTAATTAAGTAAAGTGTATTAGGGTCTTTTTGATATATATAGTTATATTCATTTTCTGTTCCTGTCCAAATTTTAACCGTCGGTTGAGATGCGCTTTTTAGTTGATATAAATTATCCGCTTGTTGTTTAGTAAAAGCTTGAGATGACAAAACATACCGCTCGTCATGATTATGATTTTTTGGAGCATATAAATCATTTAGTGTTTGTTTGAATTTCTCAAAATCTTCTGTACTAACTTTTGAGCCAATCTGTTGCAATACACTTTCTGAAATAGAGTTGTTTTGTATTGCTTCTGCTAATTCTCTTAATGTATTCATAGATTCAGGCGCGCTATCAACTAGTTCAGCAATTTTTGAATCCGTATACGTTTTAGAGTCGTTGAGAGTTGTATCTTTGATTTTTTCAACTTCTTGCAATTTATTTTCTAACCCTTCAACATTTGCGATATTGATTTTGTCCAATATCTCAGGTTCTGCTTTGATATCTGTATCTTTACCATCAATTTGCCACATTTTAGTGTCAGGATTGATTGATACTACAGTACCGTTTTTACCGGGTGCGCCTTGTTCTCCTTTTTTACCTGTCTCACCTTTTGCACCAGGTTGTCCCGGTTCGCCTTTATCACCTTTCACACCTTTAAATCTACTTTCATTCTTTTCAATGTAAGAAATGACATCTTTATCTATTTTCTCTTTAAAGTCTTTGCTCAATAAATCTGTCGCGTTATCTTTTAAAATTCTCGTAATAGCATCATCTACCAATTTAACATCGATTTCTTTTGCTACAGCAGATTCAATGCCACTATCAACGATATTGAAAGAAAAGTTCGCGACATGTATTTTTTCTTCTTCTTTCTCTAAAAACAACTTACAACGAACATAACCAGCGTGTTTGATAACCTTTTTAGGTATCTTGTAGGTAATGAACCCTTTTACAACACCGTCGATAATAAGGGGCTCATTTTTGAATATAGAGCCATCTTCCATAAACAAATGTAATCTAGGTGTTAAGCCATGTGCTTTTAGATCGATACGACCTTGTTTGTCATTGATACCTATTCTTATAGATGCTGTATTTTCATCTTCAGTGTAAAATCGACAGCCAATGTCACCTAAGTCAACACCATCATTTTTTATTCTCGTTTCAACATCTTTTATTTTGTACATTTACACACCTCTTTATTTATATTTATCCCTTGTGAAGTAGATACCTTTTAAGCCGATTTGTTTATATAACTTAGCGATTGTACTTGCTTGATGTTGGCACCACTCTATAGCAGTAGCGTATTGGTGGGTAGCTGGATTCTTAGGATTCCATCTAATTCGGTACAATGTGTTTTGACCTTTATTGATGTAATCCTTTCTTACGAAGCTAGCACCGCCCATGATTGCTTTTGCTGGAGATGTCCAACCTTTATTCCTTGCAAACGTCATTGCGTAGTTAGGATTGTTGTCGTAAGCGCCAATGCCGAAGTAGTTGTATACTCCATCTTTTCCGTTAGCGAAGTTACTTGTTCCATATCCACTTTCTAAGAAAGCATGCGCGATTAAATAAATTTCATTAATGTTGTGTTTTTTACAAGCTTCTGCGAACGCTTTACCTTGATTATTCAATGTTCCCTTACCTTTAAGTATCTTATTAAGTGCGCTAACTGAAACACCTTGATACTTGCCTAAATTAAGCATTTGGTAGCACTGTGTGTTACTTTCCCATATTCGTTTAACATTCATTGCCGAGCTCGTTTGTGCTCGTGTAGCGTTAGCCCAACCCCAAGCATTAGATTTTTTCGGGTTACCTCTTGCCATTTGTTTATCCAGTGCTTGTTTGAATGTATAAGGACTCGTTTCTGTTATGATCTGCGGTTGTTTAGATGCCGAGCCATTATTAGCTGTTGGTGATGAGTCTCTTACATTCGCTATATCAGCGTTTTTATTATCTACCATAACTTTTATTCTAGATTTTGTTACTGTTGGTTTAGTTATAGAATTCAATAATTTTTCTCTGTTTTTAAATATATTAAGTAACGCCTTTTCTAACGCTTCGTATTTATCTTTAGGGGGAACACCGTTGTCAATCATATTCCAATTAACATGTTCCAACATTGAACGCCAAATACTATCGTCTACTTTTAAATTCTCAATACTTAGAGGTATCTCATATTTGATCATCATATCTACAGCTACAACCATTGCGTGAATCTCGTTAAAAATAAATTCGTTTTTACTCGCACTATAATCTTCACATACGTCTATAACTATATAATCAGCTTCATTAGGAACTTCAAATACGGCTCTTCTAGGAGCCCAAATATTATGTCTATCAACATAAAAGTGTGGATATTCTACTTCTTGCTTATATTTCTTTCTACTGTTATATAAACTTTCTACCGAGCTCATTGTTTGAGCGTTTCTAATCATTATCCCTTTAGGTTTTTCGAGTCGTCGATTACCCTCTACTATAAAGTGATAAATATATTCTGGATAATTAACTTCTTGGCTAGAAATTGTGTACTTTATAGTTGTTACATCTTTCCAAATTGGAACTTTTTTATTATTTTTTTCGTTATCATCACTATCATCTTCGGGTTTAGGTGCCGGCGTAGATTTCTCCGGATGATATGGTGGTCTAACAAAATATTTAACTCCTCCACCTGGTCCATCATGATAAGAGTGTTTAATTTTATAAGGCGGACTTCCTGTTGCGTTATTTGTATACCAGTTTTGATCTACGCCATACCAATAGTCTTTTGTGCATGGTCCCACTACAATGTTTACATGTCCTGCCCAACCACCAGTCCAAACACCCCAGTCGCCTGGTTGTGGTACAAAATCTTTTGTATTTCTAATTATCTTGAAATCTCTACCTCTATAATTGGATTTTTGAGCCATAGCATCAGCATTTCCCCATGTTCTAAACCCCCAATATTTATCGAGTAAATAATTAGGTAAATCCCAGCATTGTGCTCCCATTCCAGAACCAGGTACATCAATAGCTGTTTTATTTTTAGCGATATACAACGCCCACTCTACTACTTCACTAGCTGTAGGTTTTCTGTTTTTTGGATTAGGTAATCCCATGTATGCACCTCATTTCAATCAAAATAAAAAGCCAGTGCCGAAGCACTGACTCTTAACTGTTATTTACATTTACCAAACCAGAAGCACGCCCAGAAGCTATATCCTAAAATTCCCTTAAGCATGGTAATCACCTCCTTTAAATGCCAAAAATAGTTTTTAACAAGGCTATAACAAATGTACTTAGAATCGTCCCTATTAATCCTAGAATCCACATCTTGATGTCTCTAATATTTTTAGCATTTTTCTCTTTATTTTTTTCATCTTCAATCTTATCGCGCCTTAATTCTTCGAAATTTCTATCTAACTTGTCATAAATTTTTTCTTGCGTTCTCAGACTGTCTTCTATTCTGTCGAATTTTTCAAACATAGTCTTATCATTTTCTTCTAATCGCGTTAAACGCCAATCTTGTTCGTGTCGTTTGGTAAAGCCAAACATTACGCCACCTACTTTGCGTTAAATTAAAAAGCCACAAGCATTACACCTGTGACTTTTCATCTTTTGTTTCTGGATATTTTTCTCTAGTGATCAATGCATATTCTTCTTTGTCGATTACACCCATGTCTACGTACCACTTAATTTGGTCATTTTTATAACAACCCCACACATAAAAAGTTTTAATGTCCTTGAAAGTTGGATAAATCATCTTAATTTTCTCCATTTAAACGTCCCCCTCTGTATTTGTTTTACCAGCTTTTAGTTCAGTCAACTGTTGTGTTAACATAGCGTTTTGTTGCTTTAATTCCATCGCCAAAATGTTTACTTGCGTCACCTGCATTTGCATACTTGCAACCATTCCGCGAAGTTCTTCATCACTCAAATCTGATTCACTTTGTTGGCTTGATGCATTCGGTACGTCTTCTTTTTCAAAATTGCTGTTATATTTAATTTCGCCGTTAGTGAAAACAAACTTTCTAGGTTCAAACTCTTCTTTGAATTTGATAGGCACATTGTTATCGTCTACATCTAAACTATTGCGTAAACCGCCAGTATTAACGTATCCGATAACTTCATTTTTATCATTTACTGTGATTTTCATTATTTCCACCCCATAATTTTAGTTATAGTAACTTTGTTGGCATTCGCTCCAGAACCTGATGTTTTACCTAAATCAAAGTACACATCGTTATCTATTCTTAAAGTAGTGCTGCTTGTTTTGGATAGTAAACACTCATAAATACCGCCACCGTTGCCGTCTGAGTCAACTACATTGGCTTTACTCAATTGAATCGCGTTAGGTAATGCGGTTAGTCCGAATCCCTCAATAACGCCACCTGGATAAGTTCCACTTACCAACAAAATAGAATAGTTTGTGTACGGTTCGGTTAGATTGATTGTTGTACCTACACCATTTGCTCCACCGTCGAACAATACCGTTGACTTATGTTCATTAGGAACTGTCCACTGTTGCTCAAGTCTTCCGTTTGTGATTGATCGTGTGTAAATCTTTTTAGAGTTATAAGGCGTGAAGTTAAATAGCTTGTTTGTATCATCTTTAACGAATACAGATAAATACCCCTCATAACTTTCAACACCACTTGGTAAATCTGGCACTCTTGTTGCATAGTAATTACCAGCAGTTAAATAGCCTAAATCGCCTTGCGCATTGTTTAAGTTAACTTGTATTGATTGACCGTTCGCCTCTGTCATCTTATGTTGTTGCCAGCTCGTTGTTCCGAATTTATCATCTACATACTGCTTGGCTTGATTTAAAGCGTTGTTAGATGTTTCTTCAACAAATTGCTTAGTTAAATCGCCGTCATTCTTTTTATAAAACGGGTACCATGTACCACCAATTTTATATTTTGTGTATTCATCATTTGAATCATCTGGATACCATGTTGCACGTGCCGTACTATCATCAACAACATAGACAACTAACACGCCCGACTTTCCTAAAGTGTTAGGAGCTACCGGAATATCTGAACCATCGTCAACACCATCTTCTTTAGGTGTATCGATAGTGCCTATATCTTCGAATGAGGGCGCATCTGTTGCGCTAGTGATATGAATAATCCTAGATGTGTTAACTGCGCTTAAAACGCTATCTATGGACTGCTCAGACGATTCAATTGCTTTGCCGTAATCGTCGGTAATTTTAGACTTTTGCCAATTGACTGTTGAGTTACCTTTAACAAGGTCAGCGCCATTGATTTGTTGTTCAACTTCGTTAACACGTTCAAAAATCGCTTGCTCTTTTTCAACTATTTTATCGACTTCAGCTGTAACAGCTTGTGTTGCACTAGTTTGCGTCGCAGTAATAGCTTGTATAGCTTCGTTTTGCTTGATTTCGATTTGTTGAATGCCTTTTGTCGCACTATCATTCACTTTTGCTATTAACGTTTGTGTATCAGCCATATTTTGCTTTAATTGGTTAAAGTCTTTACCGACAGCTTCGATAGTATCTTGAATAGATTTGATATAAACAAGCTTTGTTATACCATCAAACCCACTAACTAAATCATTTTCAATATTGAAGCTAAATTGACGTTCAACAACAACATTATTACTCCCGTTTTGTGTAAAGAATGCCTGAGCATGCACCTTGCCTGAATGTTTTAAAAATTCATTCGGTATCACATACTGCAAACGCCCATTAATTGCGTCTACTATCGTTAATTCGTCTGTAATATAAGCGCCTCTATCTACGTTATAATCATCGGTTTTTAACACGATAGATGTTTTAACATGTTCAGAACTTATAGATAACGGTCTGTTATTCTTAGTTACTGCAAAATTTAAAACACCAGTTCCTCTATCTGATTCATAGAAACTGATGTTTGTGTCAATAATTGGATTATATTGTGATGTTGTTTGTAACTCGATTAAGTTATCATCTTTCGAAAAATTATCTACTACCATTATTCAACCACCTTTCCCTCGAATAAACTCCATTTACCAACGCCACCAGTACCAAAGTTTCTAACTAAAAATTGATGTGCAGACGGGAAGTTATTACGTCTTAATACTTGTGTTGTGTTACCTGGTGTATTCGATTTTACTTCTAATATCCAACCTGCAATACCTTTAAAGTCTTTAGGAAAATCAGTAAATCGGTTTGATTCTTCAGTAGTGATATAGAAATCTAAACCAACGATTTTTAAATCTGATAATTTTGTAATACTCTTAGGGATATGTTCCCAATAACCGGCGTTTTGCGGACAGAAATTCCATGCTCCGTTGTTTTTCTTATTGAAAATGTCAATGACACGTTCGAATTTAAGCATATTTCTACCTGTGCTGTTTCTGGTAAGTACTTGTCTTAGAGCACCATTATAGTGTCCAGGCAGTACATCAAAGAACCAACCTGCATCTCTAAACGCTTTCGGTAACGGGAAATCTAACGCATTTTGTGTGTCTTGCGTATAGATATAGTAATGACCAACTTCCGTAATATCACTTAGATATGCTGGGTTCTGTATTGGTAACGGTTTAACACGTCCGCCTGAATCAGTCATCGATACTTGAGGTGCAATGTTTTTTAAGAATTGGTTAACACCTCTTTGGCCGATGGAATAAATTGAGTGATGTCTGTTGTTACCAGGTCCAATAGTTACCCCTATTAAAAGCGCTTTGCGTCCTGTTTCTAGATCGTAATACATATCTAGACCCTCAGCTTCTTGGAAGTCTCCTTTAAAGTTATTATTCACACCGCCAATATCGATACGTCGTTTAAATAACAATTCTTTTGTTTTTATATCGAAACCTTGTAAGTAGTTAGGGTTGGCTGTATTCGAATCACCTGTATACCAATATAAGATACCTGCATCATAAGTGATACCTTGCATAGGTTGTGTATCTGAAGTGTATTCCATAGGTATATCCATTTGATACAATACTTTGTCTATACCTTTATCAATATCGTCAGCACTTCTAACCTCAACAAAGTTCAACGAATTCTTAAGTTGTCTTTCAGTGGGTTTATATTCACGTCTAAAAATCATTAAATTTTCTACCGGATTATAAATCGCTGACGTATATCTGTCGTTAAATATATTCGGCATGACATCTTGCATTTCATTACCATAAGTTATTTCTCCAGTTCTATATTGGAAACGTACAAACTTGTTGTTTTTGTTACTGTCCAATACAGCTGAATAAATCCACAATTCATTGCCGATATATCTATAGGCGTTGTGTGTGCCGTGTCCGCCATTTTTAACTAGCAGTCTATCAATAAATTGTCCGTTAGGCTTCAATCTAGATAACATGTAATGATTGCCTGGACGCGCTTGTGTCATGTAAATAATTTTTGTTCTAGGGTCTACCCAAAATGATTGCATTACTGCGTTAGTATATGGCGATAAATCTGTGATGAATTCCGGTTCTTGCTCTTTTGGTTCGAATCGGTATTCTGTCGCTCGATATTCTTTATAGTGTTCATCTACAGCTTTCTCAACCTTTTTAGTGAAAGCATCTAGTGTTGAATAATCATGATACAAACGATCTTGCAATGTCTTATGATCATAACCAGTATTATCAACACGCGCGTCTTTTACTTCGTTGATACCGTCGCCGTTATGACCTAGTACCATATTGCTGAAACGGCCGTTTAGATACGTTAAAAAATCAGAGACGCTACTTGTGACATTTAAATGCTCATACTTTATTTGCTCTCCATTATGTGCAAATACCTCTTTATTTCTATGGTATTCAAGAGAGAAATTAAAATCCGTCAGCATGTCTGAAATAAGTTTAAAGTTATACTCATTTTCATCTACATATCTGTAGTCAAAGACTCTACTTAAGTCTGTAATTAATTTGTTATCCATGTCTTCCTCCTTTTCTATCCGTAAAACTGGTAATAATTTTTAATAAGTTCGTACATAATAACTTCATGACCCCTCTCGTTCGGATGCAATCCGTCTGGCATACTTGATTTTCTGAACGCTGGATTATATGGCTTAAAATAATCTGTATGATAGGCATCATATACTGGTACATCCAATTCACTACAAGCCAATATCTGAGCGTTGACATAATCCTCTAAAGTTAACCCTAGTTTGTTTTTATCCGTATCTTTACGACGTATCGTTGTACCACTCATAGGGCATTGCCTAGTAGCTGTCATTACAAGTATTTTTGAAGCTGGATTATTTTTCCTGATAACTTCAATTGCAGAACAAAAGGCGCCGTAAAACGTTTTAGTGTCGGTTTTATCAGTGCCTATCGGTACGCCTGCCCAATAACCATGTAACCAATCATCATCTGTACCTTGTAATATGATTAGGTCTCCTCTTATTTGCTCTGCTTGTCTATAAATGCTGTTTTCTACCGCTTCTTTACCTATTGGAACTGTTGCCATTGTTGCGCCACCTCTTGCAAGGTTGGTCGTTTTAGCTTTTAACTTCTTGCCTAACATTTCTGTGAAATTAGTTTTCGCATGTGATCCTCTAGCTACAGAATCGCCAATCGTTCCAATCGTTTTTACATCTTTAATGTTTGATTTATCTATAAAATCGTGAACGATAGTGCCATCTGATGTAGTTACAGTCTTAGAACTCACTTTCTGTTGTTTGTCTTCAATTAGATCAGTTCTACTCATCAAATCGAGTGTTGATTTAGCTATTGACGCTACTTTAGACTTCAAGTTTTCTGCCGCTTTACTAGGATTAGAAAGATTAACGTCATTTAATCCAGAAACATAGTTAGCTGCAGTATTAACTTTTTTCATATATCGTTGTTCTCGATTAAACTCACCAAGCGTTACATCTTGCTTAACAATTACATTGTTTATACCCCTAATCGTTTTAACTTGTACTATACGGACTAAATCATTCAAACCTAGTTTGGTAGATTTTATTTGTACTATGTCTCCGGGTTGTGGGTCTGCTTCTGGATATGATTCTCTTAACACCAAAAAGTCCAAAGACAAAGATTGTTTTAACGACTTTTTCAATCTCGATTGTAATTCTTTATCCATAGTTTCTTGGTCAGTCACTTTACCATCTTTAAATGGTTCTGCGTGGATGTCGCCGTATATTTCAGCTAATGCACTTCTAGCTTCCATTACGAGCCCAGCGTGTTCGAATGTTTCTTCTCCTGAATAATTACCATATCCTCTAATGAAGGTGGCGAAATCACTTGCATCTTCCTCGAGTTTTATAGCGTTGGCGTTGACTTCGTCAGAAATAAAATAAGACGCTTTCTGATTTGCAAAAGGCGTCAATACAAACTTATATCTGTCTTTCTTTTTGTCATACGTTATTTTATATTCTAAACCGAAATGTTCTAATCCCTTTTTAAACATTTCTAACCTTGTATCGCCTTCACCACCATTTTCAAACTTCGAAGACTTAACCTTACCTTCGACTTCAAAAAGCATTCCAGTACCTTGAAACACAATGTTAAAATATCTTTCTACTGTAAAAGAACCTGTTACATTGACATAAATTCTATCAATCATTAACTTGTCTATAGGAATCTCTCTAGCAGTACATTCAACAAGTTGTCTGTCGCCTTCTGATTTCCTATCAATGACAGTTATTACATATTCTTTCTTGTCATTTTCACCTTCGACATGACTAACAATCCATCTTTTCCCTATAGCGTTAATAACTTCATAAGTGTATTTGTTTTCGAGAATATCAAAAGTTAATACACCGTCAGCATTAACTTTTTTCACTAAAGTTGTTTCTACTGGTACAGGTGCGCCATTACCTTTAGGTGGTTTAATAGTTATTGTCATTCTGACACCTACTTATAATAAAATTTCAAATCAAACTGAACTTTTTGTACCGTTTGATTAAACTCAAATTTATTAGCTCCGTATTTAAATTTTGGTTGGGCTATATTCGTTTCGGTACTTATTTCAACACCGTTTTTATAAACTCGGAAGCTATCATAAACAATTTTGTCTCCAGCTTTTAGTTTGATACCTTCGATTTTCATTATTTCAGCATGCGTTAAGTTCCATACAAACGATTCTGTATCTTCGCCTAAAATAATTGTTATCTTTTTATACATGTTGAATTGGTCGTTTGGAGCACTACCGTGATAGTAAACTGTATCTTTGCTAACGTTTTCAAATGTATACTGGCGCTTATCCCCGCCTGCATGCCAATCGATATTAAAATCAAACGACCACAATCCAACCTTTTTGTTTTCTTCTAGCTCTAGGCTTGTTCCAATACTTTCACCGTATGGTAATTCTGTAGTTTCGAATTTTAGTTCAAAAGAAACTTTATTACCTTTTTGTTTAGGGTTTATAACTCCATTAAAAATAACTTTATACTGTTTACCATTTACATAAATTTGTTGATCGTGTCTTGAATATTCATAATCCGGGAAGTTGTTTTTATCTAATTTCACGTAATCATCAGAAGTTGGTTGAGTAAACCTGTAATTCAACTCTTCTTTTCTTCTGATTTCTCGTAAATACATTGGTTCTATATCAGTAGTTAACGAATACAACATATCTCGCATATAAGCAATGTCTGAACGATTTTTTACTACACAAAAACAAGGAACAACTATATCTCTACTGATATAATTGCTCCCCATTAATATGCGACCGTTCATATTTTCTTTATCTTGATACTTTGTGTTGATTTGCATGCTATCAATTACTATATCGTTAACGATAAACCCGTATTCACTTAATTTGATTACAGTACCATCTTTTTTTGTTAATTCTATGTCCATTTGTAACCTCCTTTATAAGTAATACTCAGAATTGCGTTTAGCATTTCTGCCGTTAACAATACTAGTAAGCGCATCGTTATTGACATCGAATTCAACTTTAACAGTTTTCATGTTCGGTGATGTTTCAATAGAATGTGTGTGTTGTACTTGCGCATTTATATTTCCACCTAAATTACTTAAGTTTCCTGTAATACTAGAAATGTCAGGTGCGTTTAATGTAGGTTGAAATGCATCAACTACTTTATCTGCAACATTAGAAACATTACGGATAACTTTACTTGAATGATTATCTATACCTTTAACGAAACCTAGCATTGAATACATACCAACATCCATGAATTCACGTGAAGGTGAGTGAATACCCAAAGCACTTTTAGCTGCATCTAAAGCTTTCTTAGCAACATTTTTAGCTGCATCTACTAATTGGCCAGCCATTTGTCCAATACCTCTAATTAAACCACGGATCATATCAGCACCTGCAGACACAAAATCTCCTATAAAGCTTTTTATTTTATTTACTGCATTTGTCATACCTTGACTAACTTTGTTTACAACATTAACGAATCCTTGAATAACTCTATTAACAAAGTTAATTAGCGTACTTGTTATAGTAGATACCCATTGCATACCTTTAGTGACAATGAAGTTCCAAGCTTGAGACATTTTGTCTGATATAGTTGATACAACTTGTGTGAATATGCTTACAACTTTATTCCAAATTGTCGTTAATATACTAGATAAGAAACTCCAAATCGTATTCCATATATTAGAAATAAAACTCCATGCCGCTTGTAATGCAGTAGATATAGCTGTAGTGATAGCGTTCCAAACCTTAGTTGCCACAGTAACTATAGTGTTCCACAACGTTTGTAAGAACGTCCAAATAGCGTTCCAAATTGTCATTGCGATAGTCATAATTGTGGTAAATACTGTAGTTATTACAGTGACTAACAAATTCCAAATCGTAGTAGCGATTGTAATTATCGTGTTCCAGATTGTACTTAAGAATGTCCAAATAGCTGTCCATATCGTCATAACTATTGTCACTATCGTCGTGAAAACAGTTGTGATGATTGTAACTAAAAGGTTCCATACCGTTGTTGCAATAGCGATAATTCCATTCCATAACCCTTGTAAATAAGCGACTATTTGATTCCAAACAATCATTATAAAATTGTATACATTAGTTACTGCTGTAGTGATAGCTGTTAAAATAGCATTCCATACAACCGAAGCTACAGCTTTTAATACATTCCAAACATTAACCATAAACGTTTTTATCGCATTCCAAGCATTTATAATAAAGTTTCTGAATCCTTCATTTTTATTCCACAATAAAACGAATATAGCTATTAATGCAGCAATTACACCAATTACTATTGTTATTGGACCGCCTAAAATACCAAACACAGTTACTAGTCCTGTGATAGCATTTCTAATTAATCCAATCTTACCGAATAACAATTGGAATATAGCTGTAACTAATTTTATTGGACCTTTTAACGATGTCATTGCCTTACTTAATACTAAAGTTCCTGTTTTAGCCCAACCAAACTTAGTTACTAATGCAACCAATCTTGCTGCTAATGGTCCTAAAAAGTCCATTACCGCTAATATTGGAGCAATTAAAAATCTAAATGCACCAACTAAAGTTATAATGACACCAACTAATTGTGCTGTAGCTGGATGCGCCTCAAACAAGTTAGCTATCCAACCAGTTATTGCAACTGCAACGCGTAATACTGCACTAGCTATAGGAGCCATCGCTGTTGCGAATGCAACTAATCCTCTTGCAATGTTCCCAATTAATTGCATTATTAGTGGTCCATTGGTTTGTATATAGCTGACAAAATCTTTAAAACCTTGAGATTGCCCGACTTGTTCAGACCATTCTCTAAACTTAGCCGTCATCTGTTCGAGAGACTGGAAGATTCCAGTTGATGACCCACTAAATGCATTCATCAAATTGTTAATTCCAGCAAAAACATTTTTAAAAATATTGCCAATGATAGGTAAATTTGTTTTTGTGTATTCAATAAAACGAGTTATCGAATTTTCTCCAGCTGCACTATTAGCCCAATTAGAGAACGATTGACCTAATCTGTCTAACCAATCAGCCGACCATTGAAACAGTGGTGCTAATTGCGTGAATACATTGACTAATCCGTCACCAAAACCGCCTGCAGCACTTAATAGCTTGTTAAATACCGAAACACCCGTTGTATTCATCATATTAAAGAATCTTGAAGCTACACTGCTATTTTCAGCCCATTTAAGCACGCTTTGAGACGCTTCTTCCATTCCTCTTGAAATACCACTAAAAAATGGTTGTAAGCTCTGCATTGCAGTTTTAACAGTATTTAAACCATTTGCAAGAGTTGTGAAGATAGCGGATTGATTTTGCTTTATAATATCAGTCCATGCTGACTTTACGCCATCTAACGCTTTTTTGTATTCGTTTGTTGCTGAGCTAGCTTGTAAAGTGCCATCATTAAGCATCTTTATAGCGCTGATAGCCATTGCGCCAAATGCTACAAAGCCAGCGCCGGCTATTGCTACCGCACCACCTAAAGCAAGTACACCGCCAGTTAACACTTTGATAGCGTTTAATAGCGCAAATACTACAGGTACTACGCTCGCTATTACAGGTATTAAGATACTAAAAGATGAAGTTAGTAATCCACCAACCATATTAGAACCTACAGTACCGAACACACGGAACATATTAGCTAAATTCCCCATCTGTCTTTGGAAATTGTCGTTTGCTTTTATTATGTAGGCATAAGCTTTCTTTAAACCATTAGTATCGACATCTACCTTTGTTGTTTTTTTGTTTGGCAATGCGTCTAACGATTTTTTAAACGCATAAATTGTTGGTATAGAAAGCCCTGTATCTACATCAAGTCGAGATCTAGTTTTGTTCGGAATACTTTTAAGTTCTTCTTTAGTACGTTTGATTTTAGAGTTAGCAACACCATTGCCCACGTCTATAATAGCTTTGGCTTTAGACCTATTTAATGCTTCGAGACTAGCTTTAGATACTTTTAACACTCGATTGAATTTACTATTATCTGCATTGACGTCAATATTGACACGTTTCTTTTCTAATTCTGATAATTTAGCTTCTGTTTCAGCGATATCTTTAATCAACTTTTGTTTTTGCAACTTAACTTCTGGTGTAACTTCTTTAGAGTTTAGTTTGTCTAGTTCAAAATTCGATTCTAGTACCTTTTGTTGTAAATCTTGTATACTAGCATCTAATTTAGCTTTTACATTTTTGTTACTAAAGGCATCTAAAGACTTTTTAGCAACCTTGATAGTTTTTTGTAATTTTTTATCGTTAGCGTTTAATTCAACATCTTTAGTTTGATCTGCTACTCGTTTAAATCTTTGCACAGACTTAACCGCACTATCAATTTGCCTTTTGAATTTGGCTACACTAGCTTCAATAGTCGCTTTAATTTTATATTCCGTCACATTAACACCTCTCTTTCTATTGCTTATTAAATTCTGCTATAACTTTAAAGAATTCATTATTTTGTGGTTCGTATTCATCACGTTCGCTGCTAAATCTTATATCTTTACCTTCGTTAAGCCGTTGGATATTTTCTTCATAAGGCAATACGTCGTTTGCATTGTTAAAAACATATTCCTCTTTAGGTTTATTTTCTGTCCCAACATTTTTAGTAGCTGCAGCATCACGAATAGCAAACGCAAGTTTGTAACGTTCGAATTCTTGGGTTAGCATTTCATACTCTTTCGCATACATTCGATAGTTATATTCTGTTAATGTCATTTGCTCAATAACGTTCAAATCTGTAATACCAAGTGTTGACATACAAGTTATAACGATTCTGTCGTAAGTTATTACGCTTCCGCTGGTTTCTCTTCCGCTTCCACTACTTCGACTAGGTTTCGGGTCATAGGTCGCTTTCCCAACTCCGTTAAAATATCCGAACCGAATTCTTCTAGTCCGATATTTTCTGCGATTTCATCTAATGCTTCATCAATGTTATTAATAGTAATTGCTTGTTTTTTTAAGTGAGATGTAGCTGCGATTAAAACTTCGCCAATCACAACCGGATTTCCACTTTCTAAACCTACAGGCAACATTGATACACCTTGACCGATAGAAGCTTGTTCAACTTTTAAACCTAATCGGTTATCGATTTCTCTTAAAAATTTAAAACCAAAACTTAATTCTAATGACTTTCCGTTAATTTCTACATTCATAACTTAAAATCTCCATTCATGATTAATTTAAACAAAATAAATAGGGCTTAACGCCCTATTTTTATACCTCTCCTGGTGTAACCGTTGATGAATCTACCTTAGGTTGTGGAATTGCTGTTAAATCTTCGCCAGTTAACGCATCTGCTTTTGTAGTGTCATGGAATCTGTATCCAGTCGCCTTAAGTTTCTTTGTTACAGCCTCAGGTAGTGTTGCAAATCCACGTTGGAAACGACCATTCACTCCATATTCATATTCATATTCATCAATACCGTTAGCTTCTGCTTTTAATTCAAATTTATTGTGGAAACCTTGGAAATATTTCGCTTTAAATTTAGTAGCATCTCCATTTTTGCCTGGTATTCTACTTTCAACTTCCCAAGCCTCATACAATACGCGATCTACAACTGCATCTTCAATTTCATCTGCAAAATCGTCACCATAAAACATTTTAGCAGTACCAGACATTGTTGATTCAACTGAACCACCAGTGTTATAAGACCCATCCATCGTATCCTCTGTATCTGTATCAGCTTCATGTGATAAGCCGTATTCAGTTAAAAAAAGCATTTTAGTAGCATCTACTTTTTCGCCAGCTTTTCTAAACAAAATAATACGGTCATTACTATTTTTCATATTCGCCATTCAATATTCCTCCGTTTTTTAAAATGTTTTGTAAGATATCGTTATTGATGTGTGTAGCAATTCTTGATTAGTAGTATCATCGACTAACTGTGCGATGTTAGTATCATCTTCTTCAAAGTCATAATCGTTTGTTTTAACGCTAGGTGTTAAATCATCGATACACCTTTTAACAAGTCCGTCATGATGTCCTAAATCATCGCTTACACTCCAAATATCAATAACTAAATTCGTATCGCCAGAATAACTATCAAACGTGTACTTACTTCTATTTGACTCCGGCATTTTTATTACAAAAAAAGGATGCGGAATCTCTTGTTGCATCTCTTTACGAGAAATAACAGGGAATCCATATCCTTGTAGCGTTTCATACGCTTTATTATAAAGTTGTAAGTTCGGTGTCATGCTTTTATCTCCTATTCAAACAACGCTTTCAATTCTTCTACAGTCGATTTTCTTATTACCTCATATACTGGCCACATAAAAGGTTCTGCCTCCATGTATCGAGTACCAAACTCTAAGAAACCACTATAAGCTGCATGCGATGTGATAGTGTATTGCAAATCGCCAGTTTTTTTATATCTGATATTGCGTGATAAATTACCAGTCCAATAACCCTTATTCATTACTTCTCTAGCTTTCAATTTAGCTCGTACTACATATTCTTTGGCGTTTTCCTGTAAAATATCATCTACATCATCATCAATGTTGGTTTTCATATCGTGAAATTGGTTTAACAGTGCGTCTAATCCATCTATATTCATCAATTGACCTCTTCGATATAATATGACGTTTCGTGTCTGTATATCCTTGTATCAACTATCTTGTAGCGAATGCCATTAACCAACACGTGGCTAACAGGGTAAGATATTGATTCTTTTATCCTCAGGACACTTACATCGTTTTTTACATCGCCAAATTCAAGTTGCTTTCTTGCTCTAGAAATGGGGTTAATATTGCATGGTATCGCATCATAAGTGATTAGTGCGTTTTCTTTTTTGCTAGTTTTAGGATTGTAAGTTGTTACTTGTTCTAATTGAAAAATAACTCTATCTTCATATCTCAAAAGAACACAGCCCTTCCTTTTTTAGTTCTCGTTCTAGCATTAAAGTAATTATCAATAATAGCTTCATACTCCTTGAAATCGTTCAATTCATACGCATTGCTACGTCCGTCAACCGCTTCTGATGTCATACCTTCAGCACCAATCCTGTTGTAGCGTTTAACTGCAACTTCTTTAATCATGTAACTAAACCTTTCCGGTATTTGTTCAACTTCAATAGGTAACATTGATAACAACTGGCTTTCACAACTTTTTATAATTTCCTCTAATTGTTCATCTTGCTTTTCATCTTTAAGACCAATACGTTTTTTTACATCAGTTAGCGTAGTCATATAACCACCTACTCTAGTGACTCAAAAGTGTTGATAATTTCAGCTTTTGTTTGTTTTTCATCAACTTGTAAGCCAGCAACACTTGCTATTTCGACAAGTTCTTTTTTGGTTAATTTGTCATTTACAATGTAAATCATTTGTTCGTTGCGTTTATTTTCAACACTAGCTAAAGCTTTGATACGTTCATCTGTAGGATCATAACCTTTTCGAGGGTAGACATGCCCTTTCATATAGACATGTCTGTTATCTTCTAAATCTGTAAAATCTACTTTAACAATTCCAATGATTTCGGGCATGTTACCACTCCTAATTATTTATTAAACTTCTCCTGGATTTGAAGATGGTTTTGCATCAGCAGGAACTAACTTAGCAAACGCTTTATCATCAGCGATATGCAATGCTACATGCATAGTTGCACGTAATGCCACCATGTCTTGTTCAAACAAGTTTACAGGTGTTCCATCTTCATTTTTGACTGTAGATAATTGTGCAGTTTCATCGATTTTGTATTCAATTAATTGAGGGATACCGTAAATCAACTTATCGAAATCACCAGTGATTAACTCACCACGTTTTAAGTTGCTTGATTTAAGGTTAACCACAGGTAGACCATCTAACGTATCACTGTTACGGTCATAAATACGTTCTTTCGTTTCAGGATCTACAATTTTACGTAACAAGCTTCTGTTTTGTGTTTTTGAGATAAACGCATTTGCTTCTAATTCGTCATCTTCAAGTAATGCCTCTAAATCAATAATGTTATCTTGTGTGAAGTCACCTTTAATAACCTTATTAGTTTTTTCAATTGATTGTGCAATTGATTTACCGAATGGATTGTTACCTTGATTCAAAATACCCGCTTCATCAAACTTTTTATAGAATGCTTCAGCAATCATAGGCTTCATTTCTTCAAAGAATTGTGAATAAGTGTAATTCAAAAATTCTTTTGTTACAGGTAAGATAACCCCTAATTTAAACGCTCTCATAGTAGCATTAACCCATGTAGCTTTAGATGTTTCGATTTTTTGACCTTCACCTACCCAGTAAGCACCTGGTTTATCAGCCCAAAAAGTAAACTTCTTCTCAGTACCTTCCATTGGTTCGTACTTACCTAATTGCATAATTTTAGAGTTTTCCATAACCTCTTGTAAGATGGGCGTTGTGAATTCATTCATCAACGTGCCATCTTTCTTTTCGTGCATCATTACATTATCAGGGTTAAATACTTGCGGTTTAACATTGTTACTCGCAAAATGTTGCAAATTTAATTTTAATTTTTGTGTTTGTTCCATTTAAATGCCTCCGTTAATTTTTAATAATTCTTTTTTGTCTAGCTATTTCAGCTAAGTTTTGCGGTTTATTTTTAGTCGAGTGATTAAATGAATCTCCACCAGTCAATGGCGATTGTCTAGCGTTAACCTTAACCGCTTCATTAACCGCTTTTTTTACTGCATTAGAAAAAGCTTCAACGTTCGATTTGGTTTGTTCAGCAGTGTCAGTTACAACCAAATTGACAACCTCATCTGATGAATCAACTTCCGCTTCACTCAACATTTTTCGTGCTTCTGAACGCATTTCATTTAATTGTTTTTCTGAACGTAGTTGTTCCAACTCTTTTTCCATTTGTTCGCGTTCATATTCAGCGATTTGATCTTTGTTCATTTTTGCTAATCGTTTAGCTTCATCAACAGCTTCTTGTTTCTCTTTTTCTTTCTGCTTCATACGACGACTTAATTCTTCTTTAAGACGCTTGTTATATTCTTCTTGTAGTCTTTTTTCGATTTCTTCTTCTGAATTAGTCTTTTTGTCTTGTTTGTATTTGCCTTCATCATCGTTGTTATCTTTTGATTTTCCATTATCTCCATCTGATTCTTCAGCAAAAAACTGTAATTTGAGTTTTAACTTTTCTTGGATATCCATAGTTTTTACACCTCATTTATTTACTCTTGATTAGTTTTAAGCCATACATGGTTCGGGCTGTTACACTTGCATCTTTTATTGTCATAAGCATGGTTTGGACATAAAAAATAGCCAACACAATTAAGTGCTAGCTATTAAAAGAGAGGTTCATTATATTTCGATTTTTCTTTATCGGCTAATACTGCCGACCTTACACTGTCTAAGTTTGCATCAATAATAACTGTTTCGTTTCGCTTTTGTAACTCTTTACGTATACCTTTTAATTCTCTTGCTATGTCTCTAAGGTATTTGTCAGTATTACTCATATTAGTATCCTCCAAACATTTAATTTACTGTCATACAAAACTAACTTGCCTTTAAAAAACTTTACTTTTAAATCAATCACCGCTTTTCACTTTCCCTCCGAAGTATTTTGTTTTTCGTTTCTTGCTTGGTTTTTTCGGCCACATAGATTTAGGTAGTAAAGCGCAATCTGAACGACAATTGATATGCATAGGATAGAAATTAACACCAATTTTAGCGTCTTTAACTTTGAATATTTCTCCATTAAGCCCTTTGCATACTTTAGTTGTTCTATTATCAATTTTTGCAATATACATATAATATCCTTCCGGTGAAATTTCTTTCATGCTGTCAATGCTTGATTGTGCGTGAACACGTGCCGATTCCGTATAAAGCAATGATTTAATTGCTGCGGTCTTTTGTCGTGCTGTGCCTTCGAATTTATTTAAGTGCTTGCGCATATCTTTAACATATTCATTAGGATGTCGACCTCTAATAACTACATTAGCAATTATTTCTTCTACTTCTTGTTTCATTGCTTCGGTATTAGTCCATAATCGCTCTGACCAAACGACACCATGAAATTGTGTATCAACGATTGTATCTATAACTTCTTTAGCTACTTGTACACCTTCACCTAAAATACCCGCTTGATCACTGAACACACGATAAGCTGTTGATTCGAAATATTCCCTCATCGATAATTCTGTTTGAGCTGCTGCATAAGCAATTAAGAATTCTATTTGAATCTTTAACATCTGTTCTCTAGATACATACATCTTAGTGTTGTACTTCTTTAATTCTTCATTTGCTCTATCGCTAAAGTCCTTGTTTTCGACCAATCTTTTTGCTTCTTCTTGAAACGCTTTTACATCGAACTCATCAATAATCTTTTGTGCTTCTTGTAATGTAACGCCTGCAAAATCTCCGTACTTAACAATAAACGCATTGATCTCTTTTTCAATGCGCTTAATCATCATATTCAATATACGTTCTATTTCTTCAGCTTTAGTTTTATCACGCTTCAACTCATTCTCGATTGCTTTGCGTCCGCGTTCTTCCCAATATTCTTGAGTGTTTTTGTTAGGCAATTACAATCATTCCTTTTTATCAACAGTATCTTTTGTATCATCATCTTGTTCGTCATCATTGATGTCTCTAGGGTCTTTATAAATGCCTTTTTGAGCTTTTTTAATAGATTCTTTCTCATCTTCTTCTATTTTCTTGACTTCTAATTCAGGGTCTTGGAAGAAAGAGAATAGAGACATTAAAGTTGTTTGACTAATCTTCCCACCAGAATCAATATAAGCCTTTAATTCTTCAATTAACGACTTAGGTAAGTTTCTGTTGTATACGTATCTAACAGTATTAAAATCTTTGCTTACGTCAATTGACCGTGTATTTTTTAGTATTGTCTCTAACAACTTAGCACGACGTCTTAGTCCTTTAGTGAACAATCCTTCTTTAGTTTTAGTACGTTGTTCTAATCCGAATAATTTGTATTTCATTGCCTCGCCCGATTGAGTGCCGCTAAAGTTATCATCTTTCATGTTAGGCGTGTTGGTAAACATGTGTATATCACTGTTTAAACGGTCTTTATAAGCTTCGGTACCTTGTACATCGTATTGCTTATAAATATAACCACCATCAACAGAGCCTTCTGTTTCTCTACCTTCGCTATCAGCATAAACAGTCGGTTCTAAAAACAACACGTTAGCTTCCTTTTGTTTTCTAACTTCTACAGGATCTAAATTTAAATTACCTTTAATAAGTAACATAGCGTCATTTAAATCACTCATATAGTTAGCAGTATCTGATTCAGCATTATCATACAAATCAATTAAAGTGATTACTTTCTCATAATCCCCTTTTCTTCTTTCGTTGTTGCTAAATTCTGTAATAGGCATACGTTCGAAATAGTGTGATTCAAAACCGTTTTCACGTGGTGTGAGCTTCAATCCATTTGTTCTACTGGTAAGATATCTATAAACACCGTGTGAAGTGAATAAATCAACTGTAAACACTTCATCTTCGTCAGTCTTGTCTATTGGTTTAGTTCTTAAATATCTAACGCCTGCGATACTATTACGTTCAATTGTATTGTCGTATATGACAAAAGTACTCATTGCATCACTCTTGTATAAACGCGTTTCATCATCTTGGTTTCTAATCATTAACTCATAAGCTTTGCCATAAATTGACAAATCTAATCCTAAAGATCTATTGTGTGACTCAACATCATTTAAATCATTGAACGCCTCAATAACTTCTAATACATCTTTGTCATCATCTTGATATTGAATTGGATTACCCAAGAAATAGCCGTTGATAAAATCGCTAATATAAGATGCGTAATCATGCGCTACACGGTTATCTGCCATGTACTCTTCTTTGCGTCGTGTTAACTCAACTAAGTTCTTAGTTTTACCTTCGTAATAATCACTTAACACTTTCAATCTAGGTCGTTGGTAATCCATGTGATGTTCAATGTATTTACTTACTTCATTAACGTTTTGTAATAAATCGGATTCCGTCCCGTCATATGTGTAAACAACATTGGCTTCATCATTAAATAAGTAATTTATGTTTCCCCGTAGATCTGTATCTGTTTCAAATTCGTTTACTTTTAACATTTGTTCCCTCCTATAATCCTAGAGATTTTATTGTGTCAACTTTCGAACTGAGATTTGTGCGTTTTCTAACCGGTCTGTAGAATCGTTCCACTGAATAACGCAACGAATCGATACAATGATTGTATGTATCTACTGGTTCATTGGTATATTCACCTGTATCTTTGTCCTTTTGCCATGTGTAGTTGTCAAACTCTTCAATAGTCTTGAAACAACGTTCATCAACAATGATTTCAAATTGCATTAAGAATTGTAACCCTTGTACAACCGAGCCCTTCCCTTTTTTGGTTGGTAAAATCCTTTTAAGCCCTAGATTCCTTAATTCAGCTATACTTTTTTGTTCTGCACTATCTGCTGTAATTTCTTCTTTAGCATAACCAAGTTGCTTTATGACATTAGCTATTTCATCATTCAGCATACCTTGTTTAACATACTCTTCAATGATGTATAACTTCTTTTTCTTTACATCTATTTTAGAATGTATAAAAGCACTAGGATCATTAACGTAGCCAAAGTCCAATCCAAAATAAGAAGGTAAATGCCTTAACTCATCTTTATTTATTAAACGTTTTTCATACTTAGGGAAAACCAATTTGTCTAGTGTAGCAAATTCACCTAACGCATAAATTTTGTAATATGCTGGATTACGATTTGCTAACAACTCTAAGTTTTGTCGTGTCATTTCATCAAGAAACTTATTATCTCGATAACTAGATTGTCTAATCATGACATTTTCCATTGGTTCACCATGTTCAAAGAAATACTTATAAACCCAATTCAGTTTAGATACTGGGTTAAACATCAAAAATATTTGCTTATTCACGTGTTTACGCTCCCTCAAACGCAACGTTAATTGCGTGTAATCATTTAGTGTGAATTCAGACGCTTCTTCCATGACTATGTCTGATATGCCTTTTATCGACTTTATTTTCTCTGGGTTATCTAATCCTTTAAACAAAAAAACTGCGCCGTTTGGCAATTCAACTTTGTTATCAGTCTTATTCCAAAGGCACATGTCCCAAATACCGAAGTTTATCAAACAATCTTTGACATCTTCGAATAAACTATCTTTAATTGTTGATTGGACTTTTCTAAGCCATAGTATACGCCTAGGATATTTCCAGTCTTGCAATGCTTTAAGTACAACTTTTTGTATAACGCCGTGAGACTTACCGCTCGAACCTCCACCGTAATGTACTTCAGTGAAGTTATCGTAATTGGTTAGTATTTCGAATATGTTTCTATTGAAAACATTAGACGGTTTGTTAAAGTTTAATTTAACTTTCGTCATCGTACTCACCAATATTAATCTCAATATTTTTCTGAGTAATTTCTTTTTTATCGATATACGCACCATGAACTTTTAGTATGTGGTCAATAGATCTCTGACGCTCTTCAAAAGTTGGTGTGATTGTGTAAGTAACCTCTTTTTCCACTTCATCGTTTAAATGGTCATATTTCTTACTGTAAGCCTCTTGAGGTTCTCCTCTAGCAATAGAAGCAGATAACGCTAAAGCTTCTGTAATACTCATTAAACGCTCTTCTTGTATCTGTTCTAATCGTTCTTTAATATATTCCGAAACATTAACATTTCTTAACAATCGACTTGCTAAAGACTCTGCTGTTTTCTTACTATAACCTGCTGAAATTGCTGCTTTTTTACCATTACATCCATTCATTATATATTCATCTGCGAATCTCTTTTGTTTTTCGTTCATTTCACTTACCACCAACTCTCGCGCTATACGCTTTTTAAAATTAAAAAAGGGATTGGCTATAATCAGCCAACCCACATAGATCCTTTATTCCTAATTGCGATAAGGGAAACGCAGTAAGATAGTCAATATCTTACGCTATCATATTAACACCGAAAGTGACGTTATTTTTCCAGACTTTTTCCAAACTTAATGTATTATACCTAATTCATCGGCTAACCTAACTAATATATCTTTCCTCATATCATAAGCGGTAGATTTACTTACATTTATTTCTTGAGCTACACCAGTTAAATTTAATGTTCTAGGCTTTTTAAAATAATAAAGTTCCATAAGTTTTTGAGTTTCTGTAGTGCTATGATTATATACAACCTCTATAGCCGATTTCATTCTGGCCAATTGCGATAATCTTCTATCATTAACAACTCTAATAGCTTTTATTTCAGTTACACTTACATTGCTTTGCACCCTATCTCCACCGATATTAGTATCTTGTTGACTCCACGGGTTTAAAACTTCATCTCTTACACGCGCTATATCTTTATCGAAGTAATTGTAATTGCTTAATTCACTTTCTAAATATCTTTGCGTTGATTTTCTCAAACTCATTTGTTTAACCCCCGTTAATCTTCAAAATGTCTCAATCTACTTCTTAATATCTCTATCTCTCGCTCTTTAACTTTCACATCACCTTTTATCTGTTCCGCTTGCAACATCACACCAAACAATAAGATGACTAGTAATATAATTGCTATGATCAACCACATCATCTATTCAACCACCTCTAAATTCGGTTTATATTTTAATACACGACCACGCATAAATTCAGCATCTATTTTAGCTGAAAATAAATTGTCATATGATTTAGCTTCAAAAACATTACTAGTTGTAATAAGCGTTGTCCTTTCCGCAAACGAAGATGTATATTTTTCTTGTAAATACACACCGTTTTTTAACTCAACGATATATTCGATTGGTCTGTTTTCTTTCTTATAATTTTCCAATAATTTTTCATTCTTTTTTATGTCACGCTGTAATTCATCAACTTCCTCGCTCACTTCTTCAATTCGTCTATATATCACATATGCACATGCAATGAATATAACAATGTAAGCAGAAAAAAATACCCATTCCATCTACTCCGACACCTCCGCCCTCATCAAATCTGACTGATCGCTCAACTTTGCGAAGTCACTCGGCGCCTCTACATCATCATTAGCCGTCATCATAATATATACTTGCTCAGTTACATACTTACCTAGCTCATACATCGCTAGTAAGAATAATAGTCTTAATATTTGTTTAATCATTTTTTATCTACCTTCTTTACTTCGTATAAGACCGGATATAAATTTAAAAAGTGTATTCTATATCCAATCGTCTTAACTTTTACTTTATCGCCTACTTTTAACCTAGCTTGTATGTCTGCGCTATCAAATTTCTTTTTGAATAATAAATCAGAATTTTCAATGACTTGTTTGTTGTCTAATACAATATAGAACTTGTCTTCTTTATCTTGTCTCTTGTTATATTTATCTGTAATTGTCCCTTGATGTACTTCTTTGTTTTGGTAACTAGCCACTGTATAGATAGGAGATATGACAACAAGCATCAGTGCGATTACGCCGAATAATCGCAGTATTCCAGCAATAAAGATATCAAACCAATCCATATTTTTAAGTTTTTTAATCATCATTGTCATCTCCAGTATCAATTAAACTAGGCATCATTCTTAACATAGCCCTTAATTCATGTTCATTCATATTAGCCATCATAGGACTGTAAAATTCACTGTCTTTATCATTAATTTCTTTAATGAAATCATCTTCAATCTTAGCTTTTTCTTCAGGTGTTTTATTTTTATATTTTTTGATTATTTCAGTGTACTTTTTCGGGAATTTCATTTTAGGTATGTTAATCATCGTCTGCCTCCTCAACATTAATCCCAACTATATAACCTTTGTTCAATACAAGTTCTCTGCCATAATCTTTTTCTATCGTTAAATAGTCATCATCATTTCTAAAATCATCCAAAACAAATACTATTTCGTTAAATAATTCATCTTCATGTAATATCAAACTACTACCGTCATGTAATAAAATTCTCAGCTGATTCATTTCCCACACTCCCTTATATTTTCAAACAACTGACCTAATTTAATAACTGCATCTCTTTTAACTTGTGCCTCGTACTTCTCTTTTGCTTCTTCTTTACTCTGTGCCTCAATAACTGTAAACCTTTGATTGCTCTTAGCTTTAGTTATGTGCGTATGCTTGCGTCCTGTTGAATCTTTGAATGTTGTGACTAAGTATTGTGTCACTTCCCCAAAACCTCCTTGACTCGATCTAAGATGTCTTTACACGTATCCTTTTCCTGCGTCTGCTGTTCCATCTTGTCTTTCATGATTCCTTTTCATTTTCTTTTTGTATGCGTCAATGAGTTGGTCGATAGAATAGTAAGTATTGGCGTACAAAAACGGCATTATTAAAACTTGTACAATGCTATTATCAATACCTTTTACAAATTGTTCTGTTAGTGTATGCATTACATGAACAAAATAAACTGAATGTAGTTTAGGTAAAGTAACTTCATTTTCAATCAAATCAACCATAACCTCAGTAGTTTCTTCCAAATCTTCTTCATCAACAATAGTCAAAGTTAATTGCAAACTGAAAGCTAAGTAATCAGCAATCTCATCTAATTGTGTATCTAGTGGCTTACCTGGTTGTTTCTTCCAATTTTTAAAAAACTCAAGTGTGTTAATCCACTCTACAAATTCAATAATCATACTAGCTACTGTGTCATTTAAATTTCTAGTTGGTATTCTATCGTCGAACTCCTTTTGTATTTGTAATAACTCTTGTAACTGATCAATTGTTAATGTGTTAGTCATTTTCCTGCTCCTCCTCATATTTATAGACAACTTGACTCGTCATAATCCCTACTGCTTCATCAAGATAAATATCTTCTTTGAGTGCATCTTGCATAGCATTAGGTAAACCCTCAAGTATTTCATCAAACACTTGTGCTTTCTTATACACGTCTTCAATCTCTTTTAGTAATCCCTCTGTGTCATTGCCGTTATACGCACTAGCACTTATAACGGACTGTTCGATTTGTTCGCGGTTATTCATTAGTGTCTTCCTCCATTTGACCTAAAAATTCGTAGAACTCATTTGTTCCGTCTAATTTGTCCATTCGGTACAATATAGCACTTGCGTTGATTTTAGCTCCCATGTTTATAGCTACTGCCTTGTTCGCTCTACTCTCAATCTGTAGTTCGTTAAGTCTAAAACGGTAAAATTCGTATCTTCCAAGCAATTCATTTTTGACTGTGCGCCACATGATCTCCAACTCTTCGTTACGCTCTCTTAACTTAGCTATATCCCCAATAAGCTCGTCACGTTGCTTCTTGTACTCATCACGTTGTTTTCTCATCTTCTTCAACCTAGCGTCCATTACGCTTAGTTGGAACCCTGTTTCATAGTTCATTCTACCAATCTCCCATCTTTCCAAATTAATGTCATAGTTAGGCCGTCGTTCAAGATGTAGAATGCTTTGGTAGGGAAAAACGTGTTCTCTAAACGTTCGTTGATACTAATACTTGTGTGTAACGCTGACATATAGGCTCCCTCTTGAAGCTCGTACACTTCAAACAACCTATCAAATACTGTATCTTCTGTGATTTCCTCTTCAACTTCAACTATGAAAGGAGTATCAATTGGAATAAAACTTGATATCGAACACGTATTTGTATTTCGTTGAAAACGAACGAATCCATTACTAAAACCTTTTGCAAGAAAAATTTTTCCTTTTGATAGCTCCGGATTTTCTCGCGCCCACTTAATTAATTCATCTAGTCTCATTTCTTTTTTAACTTTGATTTTCATTTTTACATCTCCTTAAAATAAAGTTAGTTGCTTCTGTTCCTCATATTCCAAACCATGTTGCTTTATATATATTTCGAGCTCTTCCGCTGTATCAAATGTCTTTTTCACGCCTTGCCAACCTGGTACGATATGCCCATGAAAGTAATAAGTGCCGTTTACTACATGGATATGCGCCACTCGCTCGTTATCCTGATACAGGTATCTCTTAGAGCCGAAAAATTGGTTTAAATGTTCTTTACGTGCGCTATCTACCATGATCTACACCCTTACTTTTGGAAATATGTCGTTTTCCATCAGGTAGCACGCATAACGTCCTCTTGGATGTTTCTGTGGCACATTAAACAAATGCGGTTTCTTTCTTCTTAGCTCTGCCTCTTTACGTCGTTGCCTAGCCATTTCACGTTCTCGCTCCAAAGCTTTTGTTATTTGTATTTCTCTATAGTCATTCAGCTTCATGCCGAAAGGTGCATCAATTGCTTCCGACATCTCCCAACCCTTCGCAACTCTATTTCTAACTATTTCGGGCGTGAGTCCTTTCTTTTTCATCTGCTCATTTTCATATTCAGTGTATTTAGAAGGGGGTTTTTCTTGTGGTGGCGCAATAAGCGCATCGCCCGTTAACCCTTTTGATATTCTGTAATTAAGTAGTCCTTTGCTTAGGTTGTACTTTTTAACTATTTCGCTAACAGTCATCATCTTGCCGTCAATCTTAACTTTCTTAGGCTTGACTACATTTTGTATTAAGTCTTTTCCTCTTGAACCTCTATCATACCTAGTAATTAGTGTCGATACTTTGATGTCGTATTTATCAGATGCATCAATAAGCGTCATCAACTTACCGTCTATTCTTACTTTCGTTTTTATGCCCGCCATTTATTCCACCTCTACATTTACATTTCTAATTTTTAAATTGTCATACTCTAGTATTTCGTCAGGATTGTTATATAAGTAATCTGCCAGCGTTTCTTTTTCTTTATCCACATCATCAAAATGCTGATATTCAACTTCTGTAGGTATCCTTATATCAATCGTTGCGTTTATATATGCTTGTTGTTGCATTAAATCACTTCATTTCTCTTTTTCTTTTACGTCTGACTTTCACTAAGTCTTCATATGCTATCCATTCTTGACCTGTGTATTTAGGCGCTTTACATATCCACGTTAAATTCACATCTCTATACTGATATCTGAATATCTTCGCTTTGATGTTGGCAACTTCAGTCGCCTTACCTTTAACGTCTACAACTTCAACCAGTTTGCCATCCTTCCACAAAGAGAAATCAGCTATATACGTAATCGGTCTTTGTTTCCCCAATTTAGGTTGTAGTTCGAATTTCGGTTGTATTTCTATATGGTCATAGTTAGTACCATTCATATTACTTTCTAAATATTGGTAATATTCACACTCTACTTTGCTATCAAATACAATTCCTTTGTACTCAACTTTCTTAGCGTTGTATTTACTCATCGTGCACCTCTTATAAATAATCAAATATCGTTGACTGCAAACCTAACTGATGCTCATATAGAAGCCCGTGAGCGCTTTTGAATCGTTTTAGGTCACTATCAGTCATAATTTTCTTTTCCTCGCTGAAATGGGCTCCTGTGAGCGAATAAACTTCATTTACGTTGTCTTTATACTTGATGACCTTAATATCTTCTGTGCCATCTTCTCGATATAAGTAATATTTTTCTTTCGGCATTTTTAACACTCCTTTATGTGTGTTTTCTTCCAGTTGATTTCATTCATAACTTTCTCTTCAACTCTGTCGTAATCATCGAAAGGCGATAACTCGTTATTGTCCAACAATCTATTGACCGCCCAACCAATCTCGATATATACATTTGCTACAATCGGGTCATTTTGCTTTGTCTCTTCATACATCGATTTCAATAAGCTTTTGAATTGCATGATGTTCATGTGAAAAACCTCTGTGTCTTCTTGTAATACTCGAATTCAATTATTCCGGTTTCGCCGTCTTTGTTTTTGGCTATGTTACATTCAACAATAGATTTGCCTGTGATACTGTCATCTTCGTCACGGTTATAATAATCATCACGGTAAAGTAGCATTGCTAAACTCGCATCTGCTTCTATTCCGCCTGATTCTTTCATGTCCGATAGCATTGGTCGTTTATCCTGCCTAGACTCGACACCTCGATTCAGTTGTGAAAGTAGTACAATGATTGCGCCTGTCTCATTAGCGATTATCTTTAAGTCACGTGATATCTTTTCTACTGCTACACGTCTATCAACTTTCGCATCAGTATCCATCAGTTGAAGATAATCTATAAAAATAACTTGTTGCCTGTCTGAATGTCTCATCGCTTGTGCTCGGACATCTTGCGGTGTGATATTGCTTTTGTCAGAAATATCAATACCTAACTTCATAATTTGATCCATTGCATTTGTTAACTTCGTTAAGTCATCCGGTGTTAAGTTCCTGATTTCTTTTATCTTGGTTAACTCAATACCAGTAATTGTTGATAACATACGTTTCAATACTGATGTGCCAGTTGTTTCAAGACTAAAGAAAGATGTTTTATATCCATTTCGTGCTATGTTCAACATCATGTTTAATGCAAAACCTGTTTTACCCACTGAGGGACGCGCTGCGATGACGATTAATTGTGATGGCTCTAATCCCCCTATTTTGTAATCCATGAGCTTGTAACCCGTCTTAATTTGCTTCTTAGGGCTATCGCTGTATAACTCTTCGACAAACTCCTCAACAAACTTCTTGGTTCCATCTTCTTTTTTGTTAGTAATCGTTTTTAAATCCTTGAGTTCATCAATCAAGTTGTTAAAGTTTTGGTTCGTAGGTTGTTGTTTGAACTCAGTTACCAATTCGTTTGCTTTGTTGAGTTGATAATTTTCCAATAATTCCTGTTGGTAACGTTCAAAGAAGCCGTATCCAATGAAATCAGAGTTGTAAAGTTTAGTTATTGTATCTGCATCTAAAAATTCTTTATCTTTAGTTGCTTTCAAATAAATTTCTTGATGATCTATCTTTCCGACGTCCATTACATAATTGAAAAAGGTTTTAAACTTTTCGTTCGTAAACATGTAATCTTTAACTCTTATTTTTTCTAGTACGTCCGGTTGTTTAAGTAGCGTAGCGATTATTGTACTTTCAATCTCAAATTGTCCGTAATTCATTCGTTATCGCCCCCAAATTCTGCCAACTTATCCATGAAGTTATCTAGTGCTATTTTTCTTTGTCTGACATATTCGGGGTCATTCTGCATTTTCCATTGGTGTGTAGCGGTTTCGTTGTCTACCGGCTCGATTGATACTTTTTTAGGTTCCTTACGCATGATTGCTGGTAGGTTAGGCGGGTAAGGGTTGTTACTGTTGATATATCCATCTATCGCTTTTACAGTTGGTTGATAATCTCCGTTTCGACTTAATACATCAATCCACATTTCTAACTTCGGTTTATCAAAATCAATGTTGTATACGTACCTAACTTTTTTAATAATTTCTAATGCTTGTGTTTTGCTCATCGGCATTAGTCATCACTCAATTCTTTTTCCATTTGTGCTATTACATCATCAGTAGCATTTTTCTTAGGCGCTATTTTATTTTCTGCATCTTCTTTTGTTTTGACATTCTCTTTAGCCCAGTTGTTTAAAACTTTAATTAAGTAGCCACCATGCGCACTTTTACTTTTAGTGTACTCAACACCTACTTTTACAACTTCAAAAGCGTTCGTACCTATATCATCAATAGCAAACCCTAATTGCTCCATTTGATTAGGCGTTAACTTATCATCTAAATTTGCGATAATGTATTTTATTGAAGATGAGAAGACGACTTCTCTTTCTTCTCTTTCTTCTTTTTCTTCTTCTCTTTCTTCTTCTCTTTCTTCTTCTTCTTCTGTATCGTTACGTGACGTTACGGTAACGTTACTTTTTTCTTCTAGTAACTTTTTTTGTCTCTCTCGATAGCGTTGTTGTCGCAATTTATTTTTTTCTTTATGCTTAGCTTTGCTATCTAAGCTTTGATGCTTCTCCCAGTTTGTCACTTTTATGACACCATTAACTTTTTCAATCATGCCTAATGTCTCAAAAGTCTGAATCGCTAATCTTATTGAGTTAATAGGTCTATTAAATTCATTTGCTAACATTTCTTCGTTATATGGCAAGTTTTCAGATAGCATAATGTAACCTTGTTCGTTGTACTTTCCTGATAAAGTTAGCAACTTAACCCAAATAGTTATGATCGTATCTCTTTCAGGTAAAGCTTCGATATATTTGATTTTGCTGTCATCAAACATGCCGACTTTAAGTTTTATCCACGATACTTCTCCCATTGTTTTCTCCTTTCAGCATTTTGTTGAGCCTCTCATCAGCTTTTATCCACGAGTCATGCAAGTGATATTTATCATCAAATGACTTAACGCCAATCGCATGTTGCTCGTTGTGATGTTCGCGACATAACGCTAATACATGTTTGTCATAGTGATTCATTTTGTTTCTGTTCATGCCTCTGCCGACTGCTTCATAATGCGCTAGGTCTGCGTGAGGCTTTCCGCATATTACACAGTTGCGGTTAACAGTTGACCAGTATAAGAATGATTTATCTTGTTTCAGTAGATTACTCGTTTTGTAGCTAAGTGGTATGTCGTTGTAGAACGTCCAGTCAAGCGTTGCTTCAATGATTTGACTTGCTTGTGTTCTCGTACAATTACTTAGCGAAATACGTTCATCATAGCCGTAGTACGTTCTTACAAACTCGATGAACATATGTCTCATATAGTCCATTGGTTGACCTGTATGTTCTTCTATATCTTTGACAAGCGCAAATATTTTTCGTCGTTGCTTGCCGGTAATTTGAAACGGATCTATGACGCTTACATCGACTTCCACATCAAATCCGTTATCAAGTAGTAATGTTTCTTTATTGCCTAATTCAACACCCGAGATGACAACTGTTGTTGTGCCGTCGTCTTGAGTGATATAACTAGTAATTTTCGGCATTTAATCATTCCAATCAGAACGGGAGGTCTGAAAAATCTTCTTCAGTATTGTCAAACGGATTATTACCAGTTTGAGTTTGTCCTTGTTGTTGATAATTGTCATTTTGTTGTTGGTTGCTATTCTTCGGTTCTAAGAATTGAACACTGTCCGCTACTACTTCTGTAACAAACACACGTTGCCCGACTTTGTTTTCGTAATTACGTGTTTGTAGTCGTCCGTCTACACCTGCCAGCGATCCTTTAGAAAGGTATTTTTCAACATTTTCAGCTTGTTTCTTGAACACTACTACGTTTATAAAGTCTGCTTCACGCTCGCCTTGAGCGTTCGTAAATGTTCTGTTTACTGCTAATGTGAATGTCCCTACACTTACACCATTTGGCGTGCTTCTTAATTCTGGGTCTTTTGTTAAGCGTCCTACTAAAACTACTCTGTTTAACATTATTGCTTTCCTCCAGTAATTGTTTTTGCGTTGTGTCGTATTTTTTGAATAGCTTCTGCTGCTTGTTTTTCTGTTAATTTATAGTTATTTATATCGAATTTTTGTTCTACTATATTTTGTGGCGCTTCTTTATCCGTGCCCTTTATCAAGTTAGTGAAATCTATAACCTCTTTCCTTAAAATCCCTATAGTTTCGCTACTAGCCCATTGTGTTCTAGTTTGCTGTTTTGGATTATTATTTTTTCCGCTTGCTTCATTTCCGTCATCATCTTGGTCGCTAGTAATACCGAAAATCGCGGATAATGAATAACGTTTAAGGTAGCTGATTAACGATCCTGCGCCTTGTGGCGTATTCTTTTCTGCATTCATAAATACAGGATCATACTCGATATATTCACCACTTTCATGCATAAGCATTGTAGCGACCCCTACGCGCCCGTCTACATCGTTCAAAGCCCATTGAGTATAAGACAATCCGTGAGGTGTTGCGGCCTCGTCAATGGCTTCTACAACATTCTCAAGAGGTACGTATTTTGATTTGAAAAATGGATTATTTTTATCTTTGAGCGGTTGTTTTACTTCTTTACGAAACGCAACCATAGCTTTGTTTATTTCTACAACTGTTTCTGATTTATTCATCACTTAATCACCAGGCTTTCTGTTACCTTTAATTCAACGCCAGGAATATCTTTCCCAGCTTTCAAATCATCGATTAGTTGCTTAGAATTAAGTTTCGGGGCTTGTGATAGCCAATAATCCTTTGGAATAAGTTTTTCATCGATAATATTTTTACTAGCCCCGTTTTTGCGCTTGTAAATGTGATTAGTAGCTGTGCGGTAACTATCTACTTCCTGTGTTTCTAACATCTCTTTTAAGTGATCTCTTAATCGATCAGTTAAATTTTGTTTTTGTTTCTTTAAATTTTGAAGTCGCTTAATCTCTTTATCTATGACATCTATGTCACCTAAAGTTTCACGTCTCCAATTGACAATGTTATCTACTTTGACATTCATTTCTGCTTGAATAGAATCTAATGTGTCTTTTAATAATGTTTGATCTAATTCATCTTGATTAGACAACTCTTTAAATGCTTCTGATAACTCATATAGATTAGCCATCGCTTAACGCCTCCCCTGCAATCATCTTTTTAGCTTTCTCGTATCTAGCCAATATTGTGTTATCGTCATCTACATTGTTGTGCATATTTATTGATGCGACTTTTCCTAAATAGTCATCGCTGTAGTGCCAGACCCATATAACGTTGTACTTATAATCAACTTGATAAGAAGTGCTTTGTACACGTTCTATTAAGTCAATTGCCATTCGTTTAAATTTATGTGTTTTCATATCGCACCTACCATTTCATGACTAAGTTAATTAGTCTGTCATAATCATCTGCGTTTTCTTCAATCCATTCGTAAATAGATTGATTCAATATGTCTAATGCTGTGTATAGATCGTTCTCATTAGTTATGTTTATGCCGTCGATAAACTTATCTTCTAAATCTAAGATATTCACCAGAATGCTGTGGTCCTTCTTCTTAACTGCTAATTTAAAATCAAATCCGTCTACATTAATTACCTTTTGACATACCTCGCCTATTTCGTAATACATCTTGACTTCCTCCGTTTTTCGTTTTATATTGAACTTGAATTTTATTTCCTGAATATTTGATACTGTTACTCATTGCCGTGAGTAGCAGTTTTTTTATTCTTCATAAAAGTATTCCTTATAAAATATGAATGTCGCTATACTTGCGAATCCCGCAATCGACCATGCTGTGGTGAAGTATAGAAACGGCATGAGTACAATCGCTAAGACTGTGAAGCATAATACTGCTAATAAGTAGCTTTTATAAGTTTTACTCATTTTCTTTTTTCAACTCCTCCATTATTCTCTGGTCTGATAAGTCGTGATAAGGGAATTTTTTCCTAGCTAATTGGACTGGTATTCTGCCTCGTATCGCAATGTATCCTTCATCTTCAAGCTCTTTATTCAGTTCTCTTATTATTTGTCCTGCTTTGGATTTAGAAACAGATAAAATTACCGCAAGTTCTTTAGCTTGCAAACTATTTTTCATCATATCTTTTCCTCCTTTAAAATAACTGTTGATTCTCTGGGTTATCTGCTTCGTAATTATCTGCAATAATACTTTTAGCGAAAAAGTCCAAACTGACCTTATATAGGTTGTTCATAGATTTCTTTACGTTAACCCCTTCCTCAAGTACATAAGGCACCCTAAAATCATTTATAAACAGTCCGTTTTCGTCTAAAGTAACGGTTGGTAATTCAGGTTTGTTCCGTCTATAAACTTCTCCTAGTGTAGGTTTTTGCTTTTCAGCTTGTTTAGTGAAGTCGGAAAATGCCTTAAGTAGTTTTATTCCTGAATCAGGATCACTGTGTCGCTCAATCGTTTCTGCTGTAGACTCTTTACTAAAATCATTCCGATTGATTACAGGCTTTCTCGTATTTCGTTCAATCTTCCAAACCTTCCACGTCACAACTGCCATTGTGGTGAGGAGGGTTGTTTTGTATAGTGCGTTCATTTGTAATTCCTCCTATTAAGTTGTTTGTTCAATTGTGTGTTATTCTTCTTCGTCTAAATCAAAGTGCTGTTCGATTTGGTCAATTGCCCACTCAATCATTGATTCAAGGTGTTTCTCTCTGTCGACTTCGTAAGTGTGCTCAATCTCGCCTGCATATGTCACAGTAAGAGTATCTTTGTGTGTGTATGTTTGACTTTTGTTTTCTTTAACTGCATAAAGTGTTAATACTATATTGTTTAGCTTTTCTTTTTGTTCTGGTGTCATTTACGCTCCCCCTAAATTAGCTTCATAACCGAATTCAGTCATGATTTCATGTATTTTCAATCTGCCTTTTTGTGTCCATCTAGTTTGTAAAACTGTGTCTTCTCTGCCATCAGAACGCACAATTGTTATAGTGTCTGAATCTGTGTAACTCTTGCCCATGTGTTCTGAGTAAAGCACCCACTGTTTATTTACTTTTCGTTGTAGTCTAGCTTCGTGTAGTAGTTTGTTTAACTTTTGTGCTGATATACCGTAGTCTGCCGCGATTTGAGTTGTGGCTAATGTGCCAGTTGACTTTAAGATTTCATCTACATAGTCTGCTTTGGGTTTTAGTTCTCCGATTTCTTGTTGTAAAAGTAAGTTTTGCTCTTTTTCTTTCTTATACTCAGTCAACACTGTAATGATGTAGTCTGGATCTTTTAATGTTTGTTCAATTACGTTGTCCGTTGCGTAGATACCATGTTTGCGAATGGCTGGTAGGACATCTGATGTTACCCAGCGTTTGAATCGTTTAGCTGATTCTAGTTTTGATGAGAAGATTAGGCTGTATAAACCCGATTCGTTGACTGCAGTAAGTCCTCGATTTGGTAAATTTTCTAAAGTCGTATTTCGCGACGTTAGAACTTTCTTGTCGTCTTCATCAACATGTTTTGACAAAGCATCTCGTCCGTTTGCATATCCTAAAATGTCAGCAACATCTTTTCCTATAAAATATGGTTCTCCGTCAACCTCTAATGTCCTTACTGGTAATTCTTCAAAATTAAATGTTTGTAATGCTTGCATTTGAGTTTCCTCCTTCAGTTTGTTTATTGTTCTTTTTCGGGAACGTTATTGGTAAAAAAAATATCTAAATTATTTGTTTCATAACCTAATATTTTTGCCATTTTAATAAATTCATTCGCTCCAATATCTACTATCCCATTTTCCCTCTTTGCATAAGGTGTTCTTGTTTTCCACCCCATTTTGTGAGCCATTTCATCTTGTGTAATACCACAAGCTATTCTTTCTGCTCTCAATCTTTTTAAATTTAGTACCACGTTTACACCTCCTGCCGTTCTCGTTTGAGAACTAAATACAATTTAACACTCTCGTTCTCATTCGTCAACACTTTTAACTAAAAAAAAATCAAAAAGTTTTTTCTTTCTTATATATTGTATTCTTTCGGGAACGATGCTATAATCAAATTGTTCACAAATAAGAACAAATATTCAATTCAGGAGATACAAGAAATGAGAACTAATGATGAAATAATCACAATAATTAAAACATCTATGAAAGAACAAAATATGTCACTAAGTGAATTAGCTCGTCGTGTCGGTGTTGCAAAATCAGCGGTATCAAGATATTTAAATTTAACTAGAGAGTTCCCTTTAAATCGTGCCGAAGATTTTGCGAAAGTACTTGGAATAAAAACAGAATATTTATTAGGATTTGCTGAACGTGAAGAATCTACAAAACAAGATACTATCGCTGCACACTTAGACGGGGATTTTACAGAAGAAGAATTGATTGAAATCAGAAAGTATGCAGAGTTAGTAAGAAAAGCACATCGAAATCAGTAAGGGGTAATTTTATGTATTTATACGAAAAGATGGTTATTGAAAACAAAGAAATTCCAATTGATGACAGGAAGTCTTTAGGTAATTTCGAGGGGTTCTATGATAATGGAGTAATTTTGATTAATAAGAATTTATCAGAAAGACGTAAAGCTGAAGTTTTATATGAGGAACTTGCACACCACAAGTTGACATACGGTAACATTTTAGATCAATCAAAATTTAATAATCGAAAATTCGAAAATTATGCGAGACGCCACGGTTTTATTTCCGCTGTTCCGTTACGTGAAATTATAGAAGCTTATAATTACGGAGTTCGTAATTTATACGAATTGTCCGAATATCTTCAGTTAAGCGAAAGTTACATAAAAGAAGCACTCGAACATTATAAAAAGATTTATGGTATTGGAACTAACTATGGAGAATACTCAATAACATTCGAACCATTAAGAGTATTTAAATATAAAGATATATAAACAAAGGAGAAATGAACAATGAGAAGATTATTAGGTTTAGTATTAGCAAGTACGTTGGTGTTAGGCGCATGTGGTAGTGATGGAAACAAAAAAGAAAGTAATGACTCAAAAACTTCTGTAGATGAAAACAAAGCTCAATTTAAAAACGACACATTAGTTTTAGATCAAGCAGTTTTAAAAATTAAAGATGTATTTTTAATTAATGATAAGGATAATCAAAAGAGTAAAAAGAAGCTTATCGCATTCAAATATGAGGTTAAAAGTAAAGTTGATGACGACAAAATCACTCCAATTAATGTTTGGATTGCATCTATGAGTGCTACTCAAGATAGTAAAGATACCGTTAATAAATTAGAAATGGATATCACGCCAAACACTGGCAAGCTTGGAGAATGGAACAAACATAGTTTCGACAAAATTAAAAAAGGCGGAACCGCTAAAGGTCTTGTAACTTACCAACTCCAAAATGACAATGAAGTTACTTTGCATGCTACAAAAGGTAGTGAAGACAAAAAATTAGGTACTAAAAAAATTGATATCAGTAAATTAAAAACAGTAGATTATTCAGTTATGGAAGATTTCGACAATTCTACTACTAAAGAAGAATCACAAGATGATAGTGATAAAGTTTCGAGTGCCGAAGAACAAAGTGATGAAAATAAGCAAAGCACTTCTAATTCAAATAAAAATCAAACACAAAATAATCCCGCTTCTAATAAAAACAACAATGCGCCAGTAAAAGATGAGTTTTCAAGCGACACATCTTATAACGCTTATCAAGAAGCTAAAAGAGCAACAGAAGAAAACAAACGTCAGAATGGTGGCCATACTGCCGGCATAGGTGGTTCATGGGCAGTACAAGACGGACAAGACTATAATTCATGGAAGAAAGCACAAAATGATTTTGACAATTTCAAACGTCAAAATAGCGAAGTGATTCAACAATAAAATTTCGGGTAGCCCGCCTACCCTTATTATTTTTTGCCAATTTTGAGGAGGGAGAAGCAAAATGCCAGTATATAAGGATGATAATACAGGTAAATGGTATTTTTCCATTAGATATAAAGATGTATACGGTAATAACAAACGTAAGATGCAACGCGGTTTTTCAACTAAGCGTGAAGCTAAGAGAGCAGAGGCTATTTTTTTGAATGACGTAAACGAAGGATATAGTGATTCGAAAACATTTGATTATGTTTTTCATCACTACTTAGAAAATAGCGATTTGAGACCTAAAACAAAACGACGCAAACAAAATGAATATCATAAACACTTTAAAGCTAAGTTCGGGCACATAAAAATGAATAAGATAACACAAAATCAATGCCAAGAGTTTCGTAAATATCTAATAGAGAATGTAGCATCAACAAATTCTGCTCGTACAATTTGGTCAGGTTTTAAAGTTGTAATTAATTATGCTAAAAAATACTTTGGATTACGTACAGATCCAACAATATCAATTAAACCTATTCCGCGTGTAAAGCCAAAACCTAAGTTTATGATGCGTGAAGAATTTGAAGAAAGAATCAAAGACATTGAAGATCAAGATTACAGAGAGTTATTTACATTAATGTTTTATACAGGTTTAAGGATTGGCGAAGCTATGGCGCTTGTTTGGACAGACTACAATAAATATAAAAAAGAGATATCCATAAATAAAACAATGGACATCTCTAATAGAACTATATATCCGAGACCAAAAACAGATAGTTCAGAGGATATTGTTCCTTTACCTAAATTCATCAATACAATGTTAACTGAACGACACCAACGTGAAAAAGAGTTAAACAAATATTTTGATGAACGTAGTTATTTTATTTTCGGAGGAATGGCTCCCAAACATTACAGTCATGTTCAAAAGAAATTCCAAAAAGCTTTCCCCCATTATAACATTCACGCGTTAAGACATTCTTATGCATCTTATCTTGCAAATAATGGTGTAGATATTTTCGTTTTACAGTCACTTATGAGACATGCTCAAATCACTGAAACGATGGGCACTTACAGCCATTTATATACTCAGAAAAAACACGATGCAATAGCCATTTTTGACAAGTAA